TAGGTATACATGGCATATTAAAATATATAGGTGGGGTATGTGTGTGGGTGTGTATAAGGGTGAGCATCCCACACCCCTCATGCACACCCCCGAAACTTTCCCGGGGGGCTTGAGCAAAGAAAATTCCCCATAAAATAGTACAGGCACACCCCCGGGGGGCGCACGGGCAGAGTCTTATCATTATAGTACCACCCCAGATACAAAATAAGGTAAATGTTTAGACTGCACACCCTGGGATGTTAGACGATAATAGCCGATAATAGACGAAGTTAACGAAAGGGAAATACCCTAGGTAAATGCTGGGGTGTGAAGGGTTAGGGGCTGTTTAAAATAAAGCAGAAAAAGGACTGCCAGAACACGTAGTGTTTAAGTGCTAGGCACACCCCTTGGTATTATGGGTAACATAAACTAATTACAATTATCTTCTCCTTAGCTATTGACTTTTACTAAAAAGTATGATATAATATCTTATATTATGTTAACAAGTTTTAATATTATTAGTTTTATTACACCCCTTGTGTAATATTATTAATTAACTGTTTTACGCATGGGAAGATATAAGGCAATAACTGTATCTATCCTACGGAGTTTAATAATATGATAACTGACTTTGCAGTAGTACTTGTAATCGTAATGGGTCTTAACGGTAGTATGGAACATAAAGCTACTCTAACAGAGGCTTGCCCTCGTGAAGAAATAAAGGAATTAGAAATAATACTAGATAACAAGAAGGACTCAGGTCTTATTAGGAATTACGGTATTATATGTTTTCCCGGTCAGTTTGATAACTAAATAATAAATCAATGAATAGGATTAAACTATGATAGGATTAATAGGACCACTACTGAGTATAGGCAAACAATACCTTCAAGGTAAGCAGGAGCTTCATTTAGCGCAGTCTAAAGCAAAGCTGGTACAAGTGGAAGCTAAAGCTGAGATAAGTCGTAAAGTAGCTGCTGGTGAGCTTGAGTGGAATAACACTATGGCGGAAGCCAGTAATAATAGTTGGAAGGATGAGTGGTTAACAATACTAGTTAGTATACCTTTAATATTAGCATTTGCTGGTAAAGAGGATGTAGTAACTAGAGGGTTTGAAGCCTTAGAGTTAATGCCTGATTTCTATAAGACAGCAGTGGGTGTAGTATTCGCTGCCTCCTTCGGAGTACAACAACTGACTAAGATGTTTAAAAAGTAATATAACTAACACAGAGGTAGCTCCTAATGACGGATAAAGCTATAGTTAAGAAAAAGGGTAGACCTAAGAAATCTACCATAGCAGCTAAAAAGAAAGGTAATCGTGGTGCAGTAGGCAGACCCAAGGGTGATGCTGATGCAATTAGGGAATACAAAGCTAGGCTATTAGCCAGCCCCCAATCACGTAAAGTTATTGACAGTATAATGGCTGCCGCTTTAGATGATAACCATAAGAGCCAAAGTGCTGCATGGAAACTCTTGATAGATAGGCTAATGCCTTTATCGTACTTTGATGAAGCTAAAAGCATGGGTGGTAAAGCTGCTGTTAATATTACTATTACAGGAGTGGGCGGAGAAACTACTATCATTGGTAGTGGTGATGAGCCTACAGATATTACGGACATAACGGATGTAGTGGAGGTTACTGACCATGACGGTAACTAAGAAAAAAACTACTACTAAGAAAGCAAAAGTATTACATGGCAAACAAGCCATTAATGCTATAGAGAAGAAAGAGAAAAGAAAGTTATCCTACAAAGAATGTAGGGTAGTTGAGTTAGAAGGTTACGTAGACGGTATATACACATGTAGTAAAGGTGTTAAAACTACAGGGGTAGGTCAGACAGGTAAGTGGTTAACTAAAACTTTTAAGGAATCTTTTCAATACCATGAGAAGTTAACAAAAAAGTTAGTACCCACCTACAACAAACTACCTGAAAAACTACAAGCTGAGCTAGTTCAATCCACTTATCGTGGTGACTTAGGGGGAAGCCCCAGTGCAGTAGCTTTATTTAATAAGGGTAAGTTTATACTAGCAGCCCAAGAGTTTTTACGTAATGATGAATATGAAGATGAAGATACCCCTAAACAAATAAAGGATAGGATGGTAGCTACAGCTAAAGCGATAGGACTATATGAGGGTGTGGTATGACTGATTTAAACATATCCCTATTACCATGGCAGCAAGAAGTTTGGAATATGGATGTAAGGTTTAAAGTAGTAGCAGCGGGTAGGCGTACAGGTAAAACCCTAACAGCTGTTTACTTATTGTTGTATTATGCGCTACAAGCTAAGTCAGGACATGTGTTTTACGTTGCCCCCACACAAGGGCAAGCAAGGGACATCATGTGGCAAGTACTGCTTGACAAGGGTCACTCAGTTATTAAGAGTTCCCATATAAATAATTTACAAGTTACCCTAATTAATGGAGCTACTATATCATTGAAGGGTGCTGACAGACCGGAAACAATGAGGGGTGTATCCCTTAAGTACTTAGTGATGGATGAGTACGCAGATATGAAGCCAGAGGTATGGGAACAAATATTAAGACCTGCCCTAGCTGACCAAAAAGGTGGAGCGCTATTCATAGGTACGCCTATGGGTCGTAACCACTTTTATGATTTGTACCAATATGCGGAAGGGGATGATGAAACTTGGGGAGCATGGCACTTTACGTCATACGATAACCCCCTACTAGACCCCCTAGAGATAGATGCAGCTAAAAAGAGTATGTCCTCTTTTGCATTTAGACAAGAGTTTATGGCTTCCTTTGAAGCGCAAGGCTCTGACATCTTTAAGGAAGAATGGGTTAAGATGGGTACGGAAGAACCTGATGAGGGTAGTTATTACCTTGCAATAGATATGGCAGGTTTTGAGGATGCTGGTAGTAAGAAGAAGAAAAGCAGACTGGATAATACCTCCATTGCCTGTGTTAAAGTTAGTGAAGAAGGCTGGTGGGTAGATAATATAATATACGGTCGTTGGACTTTTGAGGAGACTGCTGAAAAGATATTTGATGCAGTTGAAGAGTACCAACCTGTAGGAGTAGGTATAGAAAAAGGTATAAGTAAACAAGCTATCATGTCACCTCTTTCTGATATGATGCGTAAAAGAAATACATTTTTTAGTATACAAGAACTAACACATGGTAATAAACGTAAAATAGATAGAGTAGTAGCAGCATTGCAAGGTAGATTTGAGCATGGTACTATAACTCTTAACAAGGGTGAATGGAATATACAATTCTTAGATGAGTTGTTTCAGTTCCCTAACCCACAGGTACATGATGACTTAGTTGATAGCTTAGCTTACATAGACCAGATAGCACAGATTACGTACTACTACGATTTTGAAGAAGATAACTTTGAAACCCTTGACACAATAGCAGGATATTAAAACATGAATAATGATAAAGAAGAAAATATGACATCTGATATGACACTTGAAGGTTGGATTAATGATAAGTGTTCAAACTGGAGAGACCACTACGAAAGTAATTATCAACAACAACATGATGAGTACTATCGTATATGGCGTGGTATATGGGATAAATCAGATAGTATGCGTGAATCAGAACGTTCTAGGCTTATTTGCCCTGCTACACAACAAGCCGTTGAGTCTTCAGTAGCAGAGATAGAAGAAGCTACTTTTGGTCGTGGTAAATTCTTTGATATTAAAGATGACTTCCAAGATAGTAATTCAGCTGACATAGCAATCATTAGAAACCAGCTAGAAGAAGACATGCACTTTGCTAAAGCTCGTAGTTCTATTGCAGAGTGTTTATTAAATGCTGCTATATTCGGTACAGGTATTGGAGAACTAATATTAGATGAAGTTGTAGAACTTAAAGCTGCTTCACAAGACCAACCGGAAGTAGGACTAACAGCTGTTGGTGTTGAAAAAAGAGAAAGAGTACTAGTACGTGTAGACCCAATTATGCCACAAAACTTCTTAATAGACCCCCTAGCTACTAACATTGATGACGCACTAGGCGTAGCTATTGATAAGATGGTTCCAATGCACAGTGTTGAGCAAGGTATAGATGCAGGTATATATCGTGATGTAGAAGTAGAAAGTATGGCTAGTGAGTCTGAATTAGAGGATGCTAGTAAAATTAATATGTCAGATACAGGAGATATGGTTAGGTTAACTAAGTATTATGGTTTAGTACCTACCTACTTATTAGAGGGAGAAGATAAAGATGGAGAAGAGATTCTAGATTTACCTTCTGAAACAGAAATGTCTTATCCCGGTTTAGAAGAAGGAGGAGAAGAATTAGGCGAGGAAGAAACTTCAAGTACTTATACAGAAGTTATTGTGGTTATAGCTAATGGAGATACTGTTCTTAAAGTAGAACGTAATCCATATATGAAAAAAGATAGACCGGTAGTTGCCTTTGCTTGGGATACTGTACCCTTTAAATTCTGGGGTCGTGGTATATGTGAAAAAGCATACAACTCACAAAAAGCTTTAGACACAGAAATGCGTGCTAGAATTGACGCACTCGCCTTAACAGTACACCCTATGATGGGAGTAGACGCATCTCGTATGCCTAGAGGAGCTAAGCTAGAGGTAAGACCCGGAAAAACTATTTTAACTAATGGTAATCCTAAAGAGATTCTAAACCCTATGCACTTTGGTCAACTAGACCAAGTAACCTTTACACAGGCAGCACAACTACAAACAATGGTACAACAAGCTACAGGTGCTATAGATTCAGCTGGTATTCCAGGCTCTATCAATGGTACGTCTACAGCCGCTGGTATATCTATGGGCTTAGGCGCTATAATTAAACGTCACAAACGTACTCTTATTAACTTCCAAGAAAGTTTCTTAATTCCTTTTGTGGAGAAAGCAGCTTGTAGGTATATGCAATTTGAACCTGAACTGTATCCAGCAAAAGACTATAAGTTTGTAGCTTCTAGTTCTCTAGGCATTATTGCTCGTGAGTATGAAGTAACACAGTTAGTACAACTACTACAAACAATGTCTCCAGAATCTCCAATGTACCCTATGCTCGTTGAGTCTATTGTGGATAATATGGGATTAGCTAACAGAGAAGAGATTATAATGCAGTTACAAAATGTAAATAAACCTAACCCTGAAGAGCAACAAATGCAACAAATCCATCATCAAATGGAGATGGAGCAGGCTAAATCTAGTATTGAAAACCTCAAAGCACAAACAGCTGAGATTGTAACAAGAATAGAGCAAAATAGAGTTGAGACACAACTACTACCTATAGAGCAAGAAACTAAGAGAATGGCAGCTTTAGCTAAGTCCGTAGGTATGGATGAGTTTGAAAAACTTGTTAAATACGCAGAGTTAGAACTAAAGGAAAAAGAGTTAGATGTT